CATTAATTGTGGTGTATGTGTAGGTGGTGCTATAGGTGGTCCTATTTGTTGACCGCTCATATAAGTCATCGCCATAGTTGACAAATGAGTTCCAATCTGAGATCCTATTGCTGCACCCACTAACATTTGAGATGCAAATACACTTCCAATTCCTGCTCCAGCGGGAGCATCTACTACACTTGCAGTAGGAAAACCACCCGCATTCATTCCCATCATTAAATAATTTTTAAATGCCTTAGCAATATCCAATCCTGGAGTTATAGGCGTTGGTTGATATCCACCAAAAGTTCCTACTAATTCTGTAAACATTATTGCTTTAACTAAGGCCATTATTCTAAACTCATTCCAATTTTTAAAGATTTTAACAAATTCAACTGGACTGATGCTGGAGGCATAGGGGGCCCTGAAGGACCCGTTCCAGTTGGATGAGTATGGTTTAAAATTTGATCTACCAATTCTTTTAGAATTTCTCCCAAAGATGCCATTAAACCTTTTACTTTTATTTTTCCAGAAGTTCCGACAGTAACTTCTCCTAATAATCCAGACATTTGAGCTGCTCCCGAAGTCTTTAATGCTAAAGATGCTAATAAACCAGAAAGTTTAATATCACCAGCCAGTCCCAATTTCATCGTTGAAAGTAAACTAGAAAACTGAACATCTCCTAATATTGCAGATCCTTTAATTCCACCCAATCCTAAATTAGAATTTAACTCTATATCTCCAAGAGGTTTTAATGCAATTCCAGCTCCTAATCCAGCAAGACCTAAATTCATCTCTATTCCACCAGAAAGAAAATTATCCTTACATTCAAATCCTATTTTACCTAATGTTGCATCAGTCTTTCTTGAATACCCCATAGTTGCCATAGGCAACAATCCAAATATAGATTCTTGAATTGAGTCCGTAGCATTAACTGTTAATCCACCTCCGGCTTGCATTCCTAATGATCCCTGAGAATTCATACTCATAGAACCTGTTCTCATAATAAATTTTCCACCAACCTTTTTGGTTTCATCACCAGTAGTTTCTTCTGTTCCAGCAGAAGTTTTCTTCTTGAGGTTGAATTGATTAGCTTCAATAGTAAGAGTTTCCGTAGCTTTTATTTTTAAATTTTCCGCTTCAAAGTTAATCCACCCCAAAGGATTATTAACATTAAATCTACCCTTTTTAATTGCTATAGAATAATCACCTTCTACTTTATCTTCTCTTCGACCTTGAATAAAAGTTTCTTGATTCCCATCTATTGTTAAATAATCATTTGCTTCTATATGTTCATATCTTGAACCTAATATAATATCATAATAGTTATTAACTATCTTATCAACCTTGATTCCAGTAGGATGAATTTCTGTAAATGTTCCAGTACGATGATACCAATGTAATCTTTCCCAATTGGGCGTATCATCCATTTCAATAATATGTCCACTCTCTGTCTGGTGAACATGATTATATGGATAAATTGCATTCCAAGGAACTTTAGGTTCAGACCAAGACTTTCCACTTGCAGTAGCAATGTCCATTTGTCCTACTCTACGATTATTCATCTTCTCAAAAACAATTCCGGATTGTCTTGGATCACTTGTATCAGTATTTCCTCTAATACCCCTTGCTAATCTATTGGTAGTTGGTTCTTTTAAATAATTTAATTTTCTAGTTGTAGATATAGAAGTATTTGACAATCCTGTATCTGGAAAAGTTGATCTAAGTGGTTGTTCTACAACCTTAACTGTAAACTGTTTTGACTCAGCTCCTGTTATTAAAGATCGTACAATAGGCTCACCCTCAATAGTTGTAGTATCCGATATTGTAACATCTTGTGGTCCTTGCGATATATCAGGAAGTGAAGAATGAACAATGGTTGCGGGTTCTCTAGGTACTAAATCACCTAATGGGTTATATGCTAATTGTCTCGGGCCCGTTTCATCTGGAAATAATGGATGACCTATATCCCCTTCAGGTAATCTAGGATCAAGAAATCCTTGTCCACCTACAGTTGTTCCATCATTATTAACTCCCTTCGCATCTAATTCTGGAATACCACCAAGTGTACCAAAAAACATTGGTTCTTGTCCAGCTTCTCCATCACGATAAAATCCGATAACCCATGTTCCTTCTACTGGTCCTAATGGAGATGTGCCCACTCCTGTTTGACTAGCAGAAGTAATAGGGGCTACTGGATATGCCCAAGGTAAAGAAACAGTTGGTTGATCATTCTTATCTTCAGAGTGCCAACCCAATACCCTAATCCTACACCTTCCAAGATAAAGAGGATCATGGCGGTCTTCGACAACTCCTTGCCACCAAACAAATCCATCTTTTCCCATAAAATTCGCCATAATGTTTCCCTTAATTAAGTTGGTGTATGATTAGCTCTTGGAGAATCAGCTGCACTAGTTTCCGTTCCAACTGATTTATTAAATGCATCTTTAATTGCTTCAAATTCTATAGAATATTTTTCTGTAGTAAAATGGTGTCTTAATTTGGTAATTAAATAATAACCACTCAAATAAGTATGATGTGCTGATTGAGTTACACCATCTCTGTCTTCAATATATTGAGTAGGCATCTTAAATTCGATCACATCTCCCACACATCTCGTAGATAACCCTGGAGCTTTAATATTTAATTTTATATTTTCAAGTTGTTGACTCTGTACCATCCTTGATTGCATCCATTCTTCAACCCTATTAGGAATAATATTTAATCCTTGTACAGGACCACCATGAATTCCAGAAGAACCAATATCATCTCTAAATCTAACATCATGACCAAAATTAGAAGGATAAAATGAAATAACAGATTCAGGAGATCCTAATGCAAATTGGTTTTCACTACATAATTTTCCTTCGCCTAAATGGGTAAATTGATCATGAAAATTTCTAGCATCATCTGCAAGTTGTTTAAACTCTAAAGCTTCAGTTGCTGCTGCAGAATTTTCAGGATAAGTAACTTGTTGTTCTGTATTTTCAGGATGCATATAATTGAAATCAAGAGTCTCATATTTCATTCTAACTAAATCATGAGTAAGTAACCTATTAGAGTACATTCCATTTTTTAAATTATCAAGAACATCAAAATTAGAAGTAAAAAAATATTCATCAACTGAGTTCATCTCTATCGCTATATTTTTTAAAGGATCTCCTTCCATCTCTGCAGATTTTGCACCAACAACATAAACCTCTTTAACAGGATCTTCTGGAACATTAAATTCTAATTCATTTTGTAAACCATCAATTCCTTCCTCTGCTCTATATCCTGTTCCACCACCAGCCATAAGAGTTTCTATACATACAAAATGGAATCCTTTTATAGTCTCAAAGAAAACAAAACTTGATCCTCCTGCGTGTTTTCCTGCAGATACTGCTCTACCTGCTAAAAATTTAAAGGCCTGGAATGGAGTTTGATTTGGTATAATTATATTAGTAAGATTCCTAGTAGGTTCAATGAATATCTTTTTAGCAATTCTACCTCTCTCAAAAAATTGTCTATATATAGACTTAACTGAAGCAGAAATCTTTCTTGGTTCTTGAGTAGCAGGATCAAGAGTAGTTTTCTTAACTTTAGATTTTAAATTTATAATATATTCTTCAGATACTAAATGTAATGTATAAGTAAATAATCCTTCATTTATTTTCATAAAATCAGCAATCTTGAAAACTCTCATTTTTATATCAATAATACCATCATTTTGACTACCCTTGAAAGGTCCTGAATCTAATTCATCTGCTCTTTCTCTTTTTATTCCTTTTGTTCTAACTTGAATATTAACTGTTTCCTCACCAATAATAGGAAGATTTTCTAATAATCCAACCCCATCAGAAATTTGAATAGTTCCTGTAAGAGAAGGGGAAAATAAATCTTCATATAGATTAAGATCAACCCAAGCACCTACTAAATTTATATATCCTTCTGGTTTATTAGGAGAAGATATAGTAAGTTTAAGTAATTCAAAATCACCAGGAAAGCCTGGCATTTTTTCTGCTACAGGATTCTTTAAATTTTCATTTTTAGTTCCATGATTAGCAGAATCTGTAGATACTGCTATTGAATTTTTTCTTCGTTTAAGAACTTCTCCGAAATCTTTTTGTGCAAAATGATTAGGCATTATTTAAATTTCCCCGCCAATTCAGAAAGAATTTCAGAAGCATATTTTTTATCAACCATTTTTATATCTCTCTTCTCTTCATTATGGTCTACTTCCCAATTATAGCAATATACAATATCTCTATCAACATCATTAAGAGAATTATAAGTTGTTTCATCTACTTCAAGATAAGCACGAGGTATTGCATCAGTTGTTCCAGTAGCCTCTATTCTTTCACGTACAATTTGCTCATAATGATGTATTTTATTTTTAGCTACACCAATTGATCCATATTTGTGCTTAATAAAGTCAGTAAATTCCCTTGATCCTAATGGCCAATCATAAATCGGATCTTGTATATTATTAATAAAAAATATTAACCATGTATATTTTACATCTCCATAATATTTGTAAGCGGTCATATCGGGACGTTCACCTTCTGGAATAGAATAAGGATAATATGCAACAATATCATCTAATGCCACACTTCGTATTTTAGCACGTTCCATAATATTAATTACTTTTTTAGTTACTGGTGGCATTTTTCCAGTAATATTATAACTTATTTGTGGATAGTGTACAAAAAATTCTGACATAATTATTCTTTCTCCTTAATATTAATGACCACCAACGCTTCTTCCTTGCAGATCAACGCCTCCATCTATTTTATCTCTAGTCATTATTTGCATTTCCATAAATTCTAATGACATTTGTGCGAATACGGGATATTGAGTTCCTTCAAAAAATAAAGGAACATCTTGAGTAGTGTAAGATACATCACAAGCAGTTAATACTGATTTTCCTATTCTGAACATAGGATTAGATGCATCTCTAGGTAGTCTTTTCCCATTAATAATAAACTCAATCTCAAATGTATCTGGATACCCCATTAATGCAGTAGGTGCTGTTGCATTATCACCACCTGCATATGCAGGAAGCATTGAAGATTTAAATTTATTAATTATTTTTGTTACTACTTTAGATTCATTTACGTTTTTAGGATGAAAGACAAATGAAAATTTATGTGTTCTCATATCAGAAGGGCCTTTATAGGCTGCAACGATATATGGATTTCTCACGACTCCTTTTGATCTCGATAACATAATTCTTGCAGTTTCGTTTCCTCCGCCTGTAGCTACAGCATCTACTATTGTATTTTTAAGTGTAGAAGTCTGAGCTTCAATACTTGCTTTAAGGGCATCAATATTTCCACCCTTGGAGGCTTGTAACAGTTGGTCTGCTGTACCTGCCGCCATTCCTAGTGCCGCGGCCTCATAATCAGATTTATAAGATGTTGCTAATGCATCAGGAGGAATATATAACTGACAATCCCATTTTGCTTCTCTTGTCACGCTTTTATAATCTTTAGCCCTAAAATATACCCAATGTTTCAATTCCCCTAAATTTGGGGGATATGATAATCCATTATCTGTTGCCATATAAAGTTTCTCCAATTGAAATATTATGAGAGTTCTATATATTTATATGAGATACAAAGGAAAATTTCGACCTCAAAATTATAAGAAATACAAAGGCGACCCCACAAATATCATATATCGTTCTGGATGGGAATTGGATTTTATGAAATATTTGGACAGACAGCCCCAAATACTTCAATGGAGTAGTGAAGAGATTATTATACCTTATCGTTCTCCTATAGATGGTAAAATACATAGATATTATCCTGATTTTTGGATTAAAACTTCAAATGGAGAAACACTTGTAGAAATTAAACCAAAGAAGCAAACCAAACCACCTAAACTTAATCCCAAACACAAGAGAAGATATCTGAAAGAAGTCAAGACATGGGGAGTTAATGAAGCCAAATGGAAGGCTGCGGAAGAATTCTGCGAAAACAAAGGATGGAAGTGGCAAATAATAACAGAAGATACTCTTAATAATACTAAATAGTTATATTATGGCTGAAGAATCTTATTTAGATAAATTAAAAAAAGCAATTGATACTAATGTGGTTGCGGACAAAGCAAGAGCTGCAGGAAATTGGTTTCGATCTGTTGTGAATAGGGCTAGAGGTGCATTTTCTAGTGAAACACCTTCTTCTATTCTTTCCGCACATGAGGCGGCAGCAACACAAGTATTAGGTAAGATGTATTTCTATTCTTATAACCCTAAATGGAAAGACAAACTTCCTTATTACGATACCTTTCCTTTAGTGTTTCCTATTGAAAAATATAGAGATGGTTTTCTTGGACTAAATTTTCATTATCTTCAGCCAAAAGATAGAGCAATACTTATGGATCAACTCAAAGTATATGCTAATAATAGAAAATTCGATGAAACTACACGATTACGATTGACTTATAATATGTTAAAAGGATTTACAAAAATTAAAAGAGCTAAACCAACTATACATAGATATTTAACTAGTAAGGTTAATTCTAAATTTGTTCTCGTTAATGCAGATGAATGGGAAGTAGCATTATTTCTTCCAGTAGAAAGATTTAGAAAAGCAAACAAGAAACAAGTATGGGCCGATAGCAGGAGAATGTACTAATGTCTTTTTCAGTCACTTCATTTTTGTCTAAAGCAGAAACTTTAGGATCATTAGCTAGAAAAAATAAATTTTCTATACAATTAATACCACCAAGGGCAACTAGATTATCTACAGGTAAAATAGATTTTCTATGTAAAAAGGCAACATTACCTGCAAGAACTTCTGCAACTACAGAACACAGAATGTATGGATATGCTTTATCAGTTCCTTATGAAACCACATATGAAAATGTAACACTATCATTCCATGAAGTAAATAACTTTGAAGTAAGAAAATTCTTTGAAACATGGATGGAATATATCAATCCTCAAGACACATATAATATAAATTATTATGATAAGTATAAATCAGAAATAAAAATATATGTATATGATGATGTAATAAGTGAACCAGATCCCTCAAGGGCAATTTATTCTGTAACTCTTATGGACGCATATCCTGCTACATTAAGTTCAGTTGATATGGATTGGGGAGATATGGAATTTTTAGAATTTGATGTTGACATTTCGTATGTACAATGGAGATCATCGGCTTCTCAATAATTCCGGCGGCGGCCGCGTTTCACGCACTAACAATAGAGGACCTGCACATCTTTCTCATAATGCACCCTCTCAACAGAATTTACAAACAGGTCGAGGAAGAGGTGGTAGAAGAACAACAGCACAACTTTCTCAGGCAGAGGCAATGGGAATAGATGTTGATGCAACATTTGGAAAACAACCTTAATTATTTACAATATTTGAATAGGAGAATATTATGGCTTTACCACAGGTAAGCACACCGACATATGAATTGACAGTTCCTTCTACTGGTGAGAAAGTTTCGTATAGACCCTTTCTCGTAAAAGAAGAAAAAATATTAATGATGGCAATGGAAAGTGGCGATACCGCCGGAATGACCAAAGCCATGAAAGACATAATCACTTCATGTACTGATGGTGAAGTAAATACTAAAGATCTCGCACCTTATGATCTTGAATATTTCTTTCTTCAATTAAGAGGAAAATCAGTTGGAGAGACAATTGACATAAAAGCACCCAGACCTCCAAATTTTACTGGTTGTTGTAAGAAGGCTACTGAAGAAGATGAATGTGAATTTCATATTAATGTCGATGATGTAAAGGTTGATCAATCGAAAATTTTAAAACCTGAGATTGAACTTACAGATAAAATAGGTGTAAAAATGTTGTATCCACAAATAGATACAATATCAAAACATACAAATCCAGATGGTTCTATGCAAGCTTCTGGTGTATTTGAAATGATTATAGATTGTATTGAGTATATTTGGGATGATGATGAAATTTATCAAAAACAAGATCATTCTAAAAAAGAATTAAATGCATTTTTGGAATCTCTTAATTCAGGACAGTTTAAGAAGATTCAAGATTTCTTTGAAGGAATGCCAAGATTAAAACACGATATAGATTGGGTTTGTCCTCATTGTGGTAAAAAAGAAACCTTAACACTTCAGGGGATTGACGCTTTTTTCGGATAGCGCTGAGTCATGATAGTTTGATCAACCACTATCAAACTAACTTCGCCATGATTCAGCATCATAAGTGGAGTCTTACAGAATTGGAAAATATGATTCCATATGAAAGACAAATATATTCTAGAATGTTATTAAATTGGATTAAAGAAGAAAACGAAAGAATTAAAGAGCAACAAAGGCAAAGGAAATAATGGCTGAAGAAAAAACTGCGGAAGAAATTCAGGAATCATTAAAGAGTATGACAGATATGCTCTTAAAAGATTCGGAAAATAAAACGGGTTTAGAGCTAATTGCTGAAGAAAAGAGAGCTAAAAGTATAACAGATAGTATTGCTAGTTGGGCAACTTCAAATGAAAAGTCTTTGGGACAGGTAATGGTAAATGATTCTGCTAATACAACAATCTCTAGTTCTATTATTGTTAAAAATCTTAATGATTTAATGGTAGAACAAGGAAAAAATCAAGGTGAAATTTTCGATGAACTTGCTGGAATGCATATTAGTTTAGCGGATGGATTTGCTAAGCAATTTGATTTCGATGCCAAGAAGTGGGCAGCAGAAAAGGAAAGATTAGCTGAACTAGATCGAAAAACATCTGGTGATCTTGGTGTAGATGCAGTAGATAAATCTTTCGATTTTGATGTTGGTGTAATTGGTGCAGTTGCAGGAATAGCCGGATTAGTAACAGGATTTCTAGAAGGTTTCTTTGGTCCATTGGGAACTCTTTGGAAGGCAATGAAAAGTGGAACAACCAAATTCTTTAAAGCATTTAAATGGGCAGATACTCCTATAGGTAAGTTATATACTAGTATCAAAAATTGGTTTAATACAAAGCTTAAATTTACTTGGCAAGGTATTAAAAATATGATTTTCAAAAGTAAGATTGCTATTTGGTATAGAAATTTAAAAGCATGGTTTAATACAAAGATATCTTTTGGTTGGACAAAATTCGTAGACCTAGTAAAAAACAGCAAAATTGGTGGATGGTATAAGAGTATTTCTACTTGGTTTACAAATGCTGCGAAAAATACTGGCCTCAAATGGACTGCATTTAAAGACCTGATAAAGAATAGTAAAATTGGTGGATGGTATAATAGTCTAAAATCCTATTTTACTTCCGCGCAAAGAGCCGCAGATGGAAAATTTGCTCCTTCTAAGTGGACTACGTTCAAGAAATTATTTACTGATTCTAAAATTGCAGGTTGGATAAAATCAGTTAAAGCTTGGTTTCAGGGTGGATTAGGTAAAGGTGCTATTCTTACTAAAATTTCTACTCTATGGGCAAATAGTGAAATAGGAAAAGACTTTGCAAAATTGAAAGGATTATTTTCCGGCGGTGGAATAAAATTACCAGGGTGGGTAACTAAAATAAAAGATGCCTTCGGACCAAAGGGGGCATTTGAGTGGATGAGAAAAGTAGGAAAAATTCTAGGTAGAATCTTTTTATTCGCACAAATTATAATGGGAGTATTCGATTTTTGGGAAGGATTTGAATCAACAGAAGGAAACCTATTTGAGAAAGTCGTAGGTGGATTAAAAGCTGCAGTAAAGGGATTCTTTGGTGGATTTTTAGATCTTGGTATTATGATAGAAGATGGATTCAAATGGATCATCACAAAAGTTGCTGGATTCTTTGGATTTGATGAAACAGCAATTGCCGCAACTATGGCAGACTTCTCTCTATTTGGACCACTAAAAGATGGACTATTCGCCGTTGTTGATTGGTTAGGTCTAATACTTACAGATCCCCTTGCTGCATTTGAAGGTTTGTTTAAAGGATATGCAACTGTAGGGAAATGGATTTATGATACTGCTCTTAAACCAGCATGGGATTGGTTTGAAGGAATGTTCCCTGATATTGCAGCAATCATTAAACCTTTCTTTGTTGGAATAGCAAATTTAGGAACATGGATTTACACTAATGCTCTTAAACCATTTTGGGATTGGTTTAAAGGAGTATTTTCTAGTCCATTAGAATCCCTTCTGGCTTTATGGGGAGCGATAACAAGTTTTGGAACATGGATATACGATAATGCAATCAAACCCGTATGGGATTGGATTGCAGGAGTATTTGGATTTGGCGATGAAGATAAGAAAGAGGATTCTAGAAGCTTTTTCCAAATTTTAGGTGATGCAATTTCCGGTATCTGGACTTGGTTTAGTGGATTATTTACATTTGATGATACAGATAAACCTGCCGAAGATGAAAAAGGTATGCTTGGTTATCTTACAGATATGGTTACTGGCATATGGACCTGGTTCAAGGGACTTTTTGATTTCTCAAGTATGGAATCAATAGTTGCATCCACCATCAATGTTATCTTCATGCCTCTCAATGCACTCATGAGACTAGTCACAGGCA